CACGTAAGTGATAGCATCTTTGGCAATCTTGATACCACTATTCGCGGAAGTATTGTTCAATCCTTTTGGATTGTATATGAAATATTCCTCAGATGATCCGAAGTCATACTTCATAAATTCATCTGCTGTCTTGGGTTTTGTTATCTGTCTTACTTTCTTAATCTTTGATGGATCAATATATCTGACTTCTTTAATACCGTCTTGTGGTGCATCTAAATCAATGACCTTATGATAGTACAAACGCCCATCAATGTACCATCTGCGGAACATCTCATGGGCTTTGCCATCAAATCCAAATAAGTTTTTAATATAATCGAACTCGTCACGTATCATTCCTTTTACAGAATCACTAACCTCAAGGTTATCAAGGTTAACTTCTACAGGACTATCATTTTGATCAGCAACTATTGCTTCATGTATAATATCTTCGATGGCGGAATCCACTTCTGGATGCATCGCCATTTCCCGATACTTCTTCACCATGTCATATTCAGTTTTGAAGTTACCGTCTAGGTCAAGATATTGACCATAGTAACCTCCTGCAATATAACTAGTAGCTCCGTCCTCGCTTGAAGGAGCTATCGGAGATGGAGCACGATCCTTGTCCGTTAGCTTTTTCTTAAACGAGAAACCGAATAACTCTGCCATAATATTTTGTTTCTGCTTACCTAGTATTTAGTTAGCTTGTCGCAGCGTCAAATTCTCTACCTACTAAGTTGTCTCCTACATCGAAGGTCTCGTGGTATTGATATGCAAACTCAACATCGAATTCTTCATATGAATCGTTGTTGTCGTATGCAACTGAAATTTGTGATACGCTAACTGGGAATGCTTGTACTAGTTTGTACTTACGAATAACCTGTAAATTACCTGCAGCATCACTACCTGCAGCTGAACTTGATCCAAATTTATCAAGTTGAGAGATTACAACGTCTTCCCATGTATCAACAATATCTGCAGTTGCAGTGTTTGAATCTACGCCATTGGTTAAAGCAATCCATTTTTCATATGCACCTCTAAGTGCAAATGTGTCATCCATATAGAATGTTGCTGTCCATGTTTCATAAGTTCTGTCGCCAGGTACTTTGATAACACGACCACGGAAAGGAAGTTCAACTGTACCTACGTTAGTTGCTGGTAATGCAGCAGACTTACACATGTATGGAACTTCTGCTCCATTTGCTCCAGTAATAGTTGGACTTGTTACTCCTGTTGGGAAGTTGTGTTCGACTGAAAAGAGGTTAGGTCGTACACCACCCCTTATCGCTTTTTGGAATGAAAGAATTCCTAATGGTGTTGTTGCCATTTCTAATGTGCTCCTTTAATTATCTACGGGGAACTACTTCTTCAAAGCTAACTCCAGTACGGGTAGCAACGAAGGTTAGTGTTATGAAATTGATCGAGCGTGCAGGCTTGATATAAAAATCTGCCTTAAACTCGTTCGCGTCGATGATTGCTCCAGTATTATTAGTACCGTCGCATACAACTTTGAAGTCGGTCACACCTCTTTCGGCTTGTACACCTCTAAGGTATGGTTCAACAACATTCTTGAAGTTGTTTCTTGTAAATTCATCATTAAGTTCAAAGAGGACCCCCTTCGCAGCATTGCCAATCGTCTTCTCAAGAACTAAGAATAGACGACGAACATTGATGCGATCAAATGCTGATGGTGAAGCGAGAGCAGTTTTGTCTCCGAAAAGAACAATTCCTTGACCAGGTAGACTGGTAATAGGATTAATTCTCTTCTGATACAATGAATCTCTTTCGGATTTTGTTGGTGAGTATGCTAATTTTATAGCACCTCTAATTGCACCACGGTTTAAACCTGCTGGTGAGAACCAAGGTAATCCGTTTGCAGTGGTACTAGCACATAGGCCAGCAGTATCTCCACAGCAAGGAATGTAACGATACTTGTCAGCAAATCTATCATAGACATACTTCCAAGTATTATCAAACACAGCGAATGATGTGCTTGCTCTTGCACTGAAGAAAGAGATTACATTTTGTGTTTGTGTTGCGGAACTTGTTACTCCAACAACATCACCTCTATATGGTGAGATGAAACCAACACAATCTTTTCTTGAAGCTGCAATCGTAATAACTGCATCTGCAATTGCTTGTGAGTTTGTTTTACTGCCTGCATCGCCAGGACCTGCAATGAGGTAATCAATCAAGCGAGTTTCAGGATCAGCAAATTCTTGTAGTGCAGTAATTATTTCACCAGATGTTGCACCTAGTGTTTCAGCACCTTTACCTACTCCAGTTGCAGGATCACTGAATGAGTAAGAATGAAGACCATCGTTATCAGCACCATTCTTATCAACTATAAGATCAAATACTGTTGTTGATGGATTACCAGCATTATTAGTACCTACGATATTACTAGTAGCAACAAGAGTGTTACCACTTACGTCATAAGCCTCAACTTCATGAGAACCCCAGTAAACGTATGCTGACTTCTCAAGAACTACTTGTGGGTAGTAATTGATAGATCCTTCAGCAGTCTTTGCATCATTTGCTTTAGATACATAAGTAAATTTTTCAAGGAGTGTTTTTGGTGTTCCACTTATAGAACCAGTTCTGTCCCAAACGCAAATGTGCATTTCATCGTTAGCACCACCACGATCAGACACATAGGAAGATGTGCCAGGACGAGGAGCAATTACGCTCCACTTACCAAGAGTGGTTGTTGTGCTATTGACTACAACTTTAATTTCTTGCTCATCATACCAATCTACAACTCCTGTGATGTTGAGGTCAGTAGTACCATTTTCTACATCATCAGTTGATGTCCATGTATCAGAACTAATGATTGACAGTTTGTTTCCGTTAGAATCCCAATCATATATTCTTGCTGTCTTAGTTGCACCAACGTTAGTAATCGCTGTACCAACTACAGTTGATGTAGGGATACCATCTAGAGTTAAGATGTAATCTGCACCCTTATCAATGACTGATACTACAAGACCGTTGCTGTCAGCACCTACGCTTCTTGCAGCGAAATGCCAAACGTTACTAGCAGCTCCCAAGTAAGATGCTTCGTAAATATCTTTTGATGCTATGGAAAGAGTGTATGGAGAAGTTGTGAAGTCGTCTGATGCAGTTAACTGTCCAGATGTACCACAACGAACTACGTCGAGTACTCCACCGTATGTTAGAAAGCTTGCAGCTGTCCACCAAGTCTCAGCATTTGCATCGGTGGGTTCACCGAAAGTTTCAATTAGTTGAGATTCGGTTGCGATACGTGTAGGGGTTAGAACTGGTCCTTTACTAAAGGCACCAACGATTGCTCCGACGTTTACTTCCACTGTCTCAATCGACCCAAGTGTCAAATCCCTTTCCTGGATATCGACTCCTGGCGATAGAAGAGTGCTAGCCATGCTTATTACTCCTGATGATAAATCAATTTTTGTCTAAAATTATTTATTAAAAGCCTCTTCTTCAGCGATAGTCCCACATAAATGACTTATCACCATACTCATCAATCTTATAATCATCGCTATTCATATCAATAGTCCAAACATTCCCTTCACTATCAACTATAGCGTCATCTTCTAACCCGTCATCAATAAAACCAAAGGGTGCCATGTCTTGTTCTATCTGGTTCTTCTGCTCTTCATATATCTTTCTACGAATATCTTGATCCGTCATTTCTTTAAAATATTCTTGCTGAACCAACCATGCAAATATAACCAGAGACATAACTAAGTCATCATGATACCCCTCATCTGCTTCAAATGACTGCTTGTTTTGTATAAAGGTGGTTAATTCTGCCACTATATTATAGTCTCTAACCAATAACTTATCGTCTTCTATCAATGTTTTGAGGTTTGAGCATCCCTGTGCTTTCACAGTCTTACTCATCTTGACACCCATTTGTACCTTATTACCTGAGAAGCCTTGACCAACCACTTGACCAGATCTACCACGCATAGCACACATAAGAACATTTTCATATTCAACATCATAGTATAACTGTGATGCGACTGCTTCTCCTATATCATTTACTTCTATAAGAACATTTGCATTGTTATAATTTGTTGCAACATTGTATATTACATTTGGAAAGAGCATCGGTCTGATGTCTTTGTTTCTATATTTTGCTACTAACTTCCATGGTGCATGAGTAATATCAATCACCACAAAGGCAGAGTAATCCTGTGAAAGACCACGAGATACGTCTACACATATGATGTAGTCGTGATTATCAACAGGATTTTCATAAACATCTAAACCAGCATTCTGTACCAACGGGTCATCATATACTAATGTTCTGAGTTTAGCAGCTGATATTAATGTATCAACAGATCCTAAGAACTCGCACTCAAACTCTTGAGTGAACTGTCTTTCAGATGTGTTCGCAATAGTTGTCTCTTTCCACTTAGCATCTCTGCCTGGTACTTTTGACCAGTGAACTTCTGTCCATGCATATCCATTTCTATTCTTTTGTGCATCCACCCACAACTTATAAAAGTGGTTCATACCATATGGTGTGGATATAATTATTACTTTTGTCTTGGTACCAGAAGTGATAGTAGGATATACTGAGCTAAAGAATGCCTCAGCAATATGATTAGGAACAAAGGCAAACTCATCCAGAAAGATAATGTTAAAAGACATACCTCGAACTGCAGATGCGGAGGTAGATGCTGCCAATATTTTAGATCCATTTTCTAACTCCATGCTACCTTTATTGTACACAACAATACCTTGCTGTAGCCACAAAGGTAATTGTTCATATGCTAATTGTAATCTTCCGAGCAAGTCTCTTGCAGTAGATAACTTGTTGGCAAGAATACCAATATTAACATTGTCATTAAACAGAGAATAATGAAGCAAGTAAGATACACACGTAGTTGACTTACCAGTCTGACGAGGTAACTTTGCTATATTAAATCTATGCTCATGAAACTTTTCAATGAGCTCCTCCTGAAAATCCCACATCTTAAATGGAACTATACCTTCATCAAGAGATATGATCTTGATATAGTTCTTTGCAAAGTAAACAGGATCCTCTTTACACTTGAGGTATTCTGATATTTGCTCTTTGGTAAACTGTATTTCAGTACCAACCTTTTTGAGGTTGGGGTTACCTAAGTAATAATCTGACGGATTAGTTGGCATGTGTCACTAGATATTTCTCTGCTTCCTGTTTGGAATCAAACCAATGTATGTGATGGCCTAACTGAAGCGTAAATTGTTTTTCAATTTGATCGTAACCGATTACTCCTTCGTAATCAATCCAATCAAGATCCAAACGATCCTCTGGTACTTCGCTCATGACTAAACTCCTGTTTCTTTAGTTCATATTCTAGCATAGATTTCAAGATAGTAACACGGGTGCTTTCTCGAAATGCTTCTAGAACACGGAGTTCAGATTGTAATTCTTCTATTCTTGTTTGCATAATTAACAGTTCCACGCTCTTAGTGATTTAGACAGCCTATCATCACCTGTGTTATTAGATGGTTTCTGTCTCTTTCTCATACCTTTCATTCTAGCACAGAAAGACTTTCTTCGCTTGTTACCTTTCTTTTTAGATGGTGCTTTCAAATCAGAACCAGGATTTTCCCTCTCGTATGATTTACGACCTTTCTCGTTTAAACCACCTTCTTTATTTTTACCAGATTTCTTTGTCCATGCAGCACCTTCTTTTACGCTATGCTTTTCACCTTTCATTAACATACCATCTGGCATCACATGATGACCTTTTGGAATTGGTTTGCATTTATGATCTTCCTTGCAGAAGTACTCACCCTTCTTACAATTCTTTGCACTACCATCATTATGTTCTTGTACTTTAGTCTGTTTGCCATATGTGATGCATGGTGTTTTACCACAACCACAGTTCTTGGCTTTTCCTTCTCCAAAGATACCACCTACCACTGGAGGTAAAGCTTGTTTGTCGCTACGAGCATCGTAGTGACCATCTTCGTCTTGACTTCTTTTTTTCTTCTTACCTTTTTTATAACCCTCAGTTGTAAGTATGACAGGTCCTTCAGTAGGATCTGATTCATGATATTTAATTACCCTACTATTAGGGTATACACTGTTTGCTATTTTCTGAGCCTGAGGTCTCTGAAGTTTTTGCAATTTATTCCTGAAGACAGTGATGTCATATTCTCTACCTCTCCATACGAGAGTGAGAACATAGTATCTTCCGTACATTGTAGGAATTCTAGTTGTCATCTAGTGAAACCTATCTTTGATACTTTGATGCTTGATCCACCTGCTGATGCTGTGAGTGTGTCAGTAGCATCTTTTTGAATAACTTCTACAGCACCTACGGTAACTGTGAAAGATCCAATAGTAGTACCACCTGAGTCCTTTCTTGTAATAACTGATACTGCACTATGTCCGTTATATAAACGAACGAGAGTTGCATTACCAACATTACTTGCGGAACTTAAATCTGCTTCAGCGGCTAGTACATGAATAACCATGAGTCTAATTAGTCCTTTACTTTTTTATTTATCTTTCTTCTTAGATGCATCTTTTAGCATCTTCTGAAGATCAGCAGTGCTACCAACAAATAATGAATTGTTAGTCACTACTTTTTTAGCACTCTCTTCTTTGACAGATTTCTTGTCTTTCTGTAGTGCCATGAGTTTGTCTGCTACATCACCTACGTGCTTAATGAGTTGTCCAGCAACTTCATATGCTCTAGGGTGATCAGAAGACATAGCCAAATCAAGAGCACCGTTGACAGCTTCTTGTCCCTTATCCACCAATAGGTAAAGGTTTGATCGTGCATAGGCATAGTCGTCTTGTACCTCATCTTTAGTATCAACCTTTTTGATTGATTGATCTTTTGTTGGAGATAGTTCATCTGATACTGCTTCAACAGTATTGAATGCTTCATCCAATCCTGACATGTCTTCGTTACTCATAGATACTTGTCATTTCACTGAATCCAAAGTCATCACCACTAGTTAATAGTGAGTCATCTACACTATCTATAAGATCTACTGGAGTAGCAGCAGCTGCTGCAGCAGCAGTAGTACCATTCTGTGCTCGACGAACGGATAATTTATTTGGTGATGTCTTACTCTTAACATACATTACTTCATTACCAACTTCAATGTAAGATTGAGTAGGAATGTTGCTGTAGTCTGCCACTTCTATGGATAGATTTCTTGCAGTGATAGCACCTGAAAGTTCTGTAGTACCATCTTTGTTTTTGTCTGTAAGTGCTTTAGGTGTAACCTGATACTCAACCTGTCTGGTTGCTGTAGCAGAAGGCATAGTAGTATAGATATCTGCTTTTGCTTTCTTGATAGGAGCTGCAGTTCCAACAGGTCCGAAGATGTATGCCTTGACTGTAAATTGCATAGTAATCAAAGTGATCTTTCTGTCATCGAAAGTTCCTTCGTAGTCATCACTATATGAAACACTGTTTAAAATAATAGGAACATCTCTAAAGTCATTCATACTATCTACCAACTTAATTGTCATCTGAAATGATGGTTGAAAAACTGGTAGTATCTGTTCCATAATCTCAAGAGATTCATCATTAGTTTTTGAGATTACATTTAATTCAAAATCAATATTATATGGTACAGGTGTAAATTGTTTCTTGACTGCATTATTAGTATCAGCCTTAAGAGTTAATGTTGTTGGTGCAAGTTTCCTAGCACTATCATATGATATCCCTGTCATCTCAAAAGACAAACGGGGAACTGTGATCGCAACCTTCTGGTTAAGATC